ACCCTGATTTCTCAACTCAATTAAAAACCACCACAGTAAACGGACGTAACCCGTTTCAACAGTTGGTCCGAGCTATAGCTAACTTTGTACGTACTTTAATAGGCCGTCCCACAGTGCCTGAGACATCTACATTCGATGCAGTGGACAAGCTGGTACAGGAGATAATTGCACCAACGTACGATGGGCGTGCAGCTACTAAAATGTATATGCAACTTAAAATTCCTAAAGATGCAGGAGAAGCCATAAATAACTTAGCGTCTAAAATTGCAATCAATGCAAAAGGTAAAAACCTATACGACTATATTCAGCTATCTAGAAACTTTATGGGTAGCAAAATCCCACTGCCAGCAAAAAAATTATGGTTAGACTTGCAACCTGTTAACATCTTAACAGAACTGTCGGAGTCACGTATCCCCGGGGCCAAACAACTTAACAACATAATAAACAACATGAGTGCTTCTTTGCGCGTACGTAACGCATCCTTAGACCCTATCGTTGCAGACCTAAGAAGATTTAAAAAGAAAAATTTGCAGAAGTTTAACACTCTGCAGTCGTTAGTCCCCAATGCAACTTATGAACGTATTGATCCACGAGAAGCAGATTTTGATAAAGCATACGGGTTTAAACAAGCTGATGTTGACCCTGATAACGTAAAAATTGCTCGTGAAATTCATAAAAAACTACGTGCGCAATACAACAGTTTAGGTACAGAAGGCCAAGACCTATATAAAGTAGTAACTTTTACTTTTGAAAAATCTTTGCTTGATGTCATGGATGCAGTTAACGCAAACCTTGCGGCTACTATAGCTGATCCTAAAGGTCAAAAAAGAGTTAAAGATAAACTGGTTGAGTTGTTAAACCAAGAACGCGGAACTATTAAACCTTTTGCTCCTTTAACACGCGAAGGCATACATCGCCTACAGTATAACGCCATTGATCCTAAGACAGGTATAGTTGAAACATTTGTAGAATATTTTAAAACAATGGGGCAACGCGAAAAGGCTAAAGTAAATCTTCAAGAGTACAACAAAACCTCTTTGGCAAAACTACCTGCCAATGACCCTCGACGTGCGCAGGTAAATGTAGAACCTATATCGGGCACTAAAGAAGGCAAAAGAGATTTCAGCAAAGCACCTGACGGATCGTTTGTTTACAACGTATTAAAGGTACTAGAAGCAGAAAAAGCAGACCCTGAGACAGTTAATAGAATTTTAGACCTTGCCATTGACTCCATGCCAGAACGCTCGTTTATGCAATCATTTAGACAACGTAAAGATGTTCGTGGTTTCTTAGGAGATGTTACACCTACGGGTATGGCAGCAGAGGCGTTTAACCTTGTAGATATGGTGCAGAACAAGGGTAGAGACTACAACCGTCAACTTGTTCAAATGGAGTTCGGTGCTAAAATACAAACTTTCCAACGAGAAGTTTTAGAAAAAATAGACCCTTATAGCACAGACCCTACTACAGCGTTGTACAAGAGCAGAGTAGATCAAATCGCTAATTTTGCTAAAAACCCTAATATACCACGATGGTCCCAATCGCTTACTGCCGCAGGGTATGCGTGGACAATGGGTTGGAATCTTTCTTCCGCTGCTATCACCACGTTCGATGTCTTTATGAGTACCGCCCCACGTCTCATGGGCAAGTACGGAGATAAAGCTACTTTTAAAGCGATGGGTAGTGCAGCAGCAATTCTTGCTAAAAGTCCTAAAACCAAAATGATTGAAGTCATGGGATCAGAAGGCAAAATGATAAAACGTAAAGTAAATGTGGGAATAGCTGGGTTTTCCATAGGTAACTATGATTATACTGATCCTAACTTATCATCAGAACTAAAAGACATAGAAGTGTTGGCAGACATTGCTACAGAAAACGCACAAATAAACCAGTCTTTAAACCAAGAAGAACTGGACATGGGTAACGCAAAAGACCGTATAGAAAAAATAAACTCATGGACAAGTTTTCTGTTTCACCACTCAGAGCGTTACAACCGTGAAATTGCTATGACTGCTAATTACTTATTAGAATTAAACCGTATGAAAACAAAGAAGGGTAGCGCGTTAACTCTTGCTGAGAAACAAAAGGCGGCTATGGTTGCTATTGATGAAACACAGTTTACCCTTGGTGCTACAGCATCAGCAGGTCGGCCTGTTTTGGCACAGGGGCCAATCGGTAACGTAGCCATGTTGTTTAAACGGTTTGCTATTAGTAAGTACCATATGATGGCAACTATGACGAACGATGCGTTTCAAGCAGGAGGAGACGCCAATACAAAAGAGAACCGTAGGATAGCTCAACATCAGCTAGGACGTTTTCTTATATCCACAGGACTATTTGCAGGGGTTGCAGGGATGCCTCTGATGGGTGCGTTGGGTCAACTATACGATGCAGTGCATGACGATTCAGAAGACGATTTTGATGCTATGCTTCGTAAAACTGTTGGCGAAGGGTTCTACAAAGGTATTGTAAACGCGGCTCTAGGAGTAGACGTTGCTAGCCGTATCGGCATGAATAGTTTGCTGTATCGACCACCAATTATAGACAAAGACCAAGCAGGGTTGGTAACGCTTGTAGAACAACTTGGTGGCCCTCTAGTGGGCATTTATATGAGTTTTGATCGTGGTTACGATTTGTTTGCTGAAGGCGAAAACTTAAAAGGTGTAGAAGCTATTCTACCTGCTGCGCTTCGTAATGTGGTAAAAGGCGGTAAACAGATAACAACAGGAGAAGTTGCGACACGCAGGGGCGATGCTGTGGTAGAGGATATAGGTGTTGGACAGATACTGGGTCAGTTTGCTGGGTTTGCTAACGAAGACCTCATAAGACAATATGACATCAATAAGAACGAACGGCGAAAGGTAGGTTACCTTGGTAAACAACGCACCACTTTATTGCGTAAGGCTAACATTGCAGCCGCAAATGGAGATAGTGACGCTTACAAACAAGCGATAAAAGAGATACGTGAGTACAATCGTAATCTACCTCGTGCGGCTCGCGGAAAAAATATTATCTTGGCAGACACAATTAAAAGGTCTCGTAAAGCGTTCGGTACTCGTACAAGCAAGATGATTGGTGGAATTGAGTATACACCCTTGATGCGCCGTAGTTTAGAAGAGTACGATCAGGGGTTACAAATCTTTAACTAAAAAACCCCTCATCTTTGCAGTGCGAAACCTGACCCGACGAGGGGGTAGTAGGAGAACGACAAGCATGTCTAAACTTGTCATGTGTAGGGTATCACACAATTCTCCAAATGCGAAGCCCAAACATTTTATCTTCTATTCTAACCCGTGTTTCTACTTGCCATGATTTTGCAGTTACAACTTTTTCTACCTGTTGTTTGGCTTTTTCTGTATCTATGCAAGGTATAAACACAGACGCACCGACAACCATATCGTCCCATTGTACTATAATCTTAACAGTATCAGGATTCAGATCGTCAACTTTAAGAGGTTTCTGGTACACCACTAAACCCTTCCAACTTCACTGCTATAGTGCGTATAGGAGGTAGGTTGAAGCTAGTGCCTTTTGCAAGTCTTATCTGTACGCGCTTCGCCCCCATTTGATTTTTCATCCCGTCTACAGTGCTAGTGTAGTCGAGCTTCTGCTCACCAAGCCATGTCTTGAAAGCCTTGGGTACGATATAGAACATATTTGTGTCTGTCTCAAACCTTGCAACAAACGTCCCTCGTGGATTCTGTTCGGGGATAACCATAGGGACTATACCCTCCGTAGCATGTGAAGTTTCCGTACTCTTGATCTTGAGTATGCTACCCCAATTTTCTGTGGCAAACTCTGTGACCAATGTCTGAACAGACGCGGTGCTATCGTCTACAAATGATTTCACCGTGATCAACATACCAACAACCCATGCAAACAATTTCTTTAAGTCATAAGATATTATACCTAGACGTTTAGCTGCCAAGGCTCCGGTCAAGATAGACGCACACCCACCAGACCAGAAGCGGTTGACGTTATTAAGCCCTGCCGCTTTGTCTAGCTTGGCCTTTATCTGTGCGTAATCTGCGGCAATAGTAGCTTTGTTGTTTATGACATACTGCACAAACTCTGGTCCAAAGTGACCATAATTAAGCTGTACGTCCCTAAGTTGTGCATCTGCTTCCTGCTGGTTAACGTCAACACGAGGCATCTCATCTACTCTAAGCTCTAGTAGTCGTTGCATCTCGGCTTTAGTGTTACTTTTATACATAGCCATTTGCGCATATATACTCACGTTACCTGTAGAAAATGCCAGTAGCCGCCAAGGCTTACCCCTAACACGTTCGTGATTACCCCCACCTGCCATACGATTTTTCTGTACCCCTTCAGACAGTTGGTATGCGTACTTTGATGCCTCTTTAGGAGTAAAGTTTGTCAACTCATCTGTGTTTAACATCAGGTTGTGCATAAGTTCCGCTTGGTTCATTTTAGAGTTAACCGTATCTCCTCCAGTGGCTATTAGCCCACGAGGGTCACCCCATATAGACGACGCTGCGTACATAGCAGTTGTTTTACCACCACCTGTTTCACCGAACAGATGTACGCCTAGACTGTACAGACCCGTAAGTGGCATGAGTATGGTGCCAAAACCACCACATACGGTAAATTGATGTAATTCCATGCCATCACGGTTGTACCAATCAAGTATCTCTCTACTACGCTCTTGCGTACCTTTAGGTTTAAACTTCTCTATGTACCCCGAAGTTTTTGCAGAGGGTGGGTTGTACTCAACACCTTGAGCAGTAATTAATTGGTCACCAAACACAAACTCATCTACCTTAGTATCATCAACCCAACCAAATTGCTGGTGTGCTTGGCTAGCTGCTGTTGTCTGTTGTAACTCGTTTATCCATGCGGCTGTGTATAACATGAGTTTATCTACATCCTTCCCAAAAGTTGTTATGCCCTGCATAGACATGTGTTTACGAAATTCTTCACGTGACGTGATAGAGGACAATGGCACAACAAATTCACGCATGCCATCTCTCGGCAGGTGCAGTGCAAATGATATAACCTCGCCCAACTCTACATCATGTAAACGGCGAGTAACGTAAAAGTCGTTGTGGTATATACATACTTCTTCTGGGTCACCTTCTGCATCTGTACCACGTACGTATACCCCACCGTTCTGCCCTCGAAAGTATGGCTTGGGAAACGTAGGTACTGATACTGTCTTGGTCGTACCACCCACCTCTTCCTCTAATATGTTATCTTCGGGTGTGGCTTCGGCTATTTCTTTGGTCAACATAGCAGGTGTAGTTATCTTGCCTTTATTAGGGCACTCGTCACATATGTCGTTGTACATCTCGAACGTCTTGCAGAAGTGTGGACCCCCTGTGTCTTGCATCTTACGGAGTGTGGCCTCTAAGCTGTAGTCGTCGTGCTGACTAGACATAAGCTCTGCGGCTCTGTCCCCGTCCTTACATACCTTTGCTATAGATAACCCCGAACGCCACATATCATGTGATATTGTCTGCTGATTATTAATGATGTGTTCTATCTGCGCACAGCCATTGCCGTTAGCAGTCTTAATTAAGAGACGCTTGAAGCTACCTTTTCGGTTTTCGTTGAGCGCGTCCAAGAACGCGCTTGTGCTGTCAGAAGCGTATCTGTGTGGTACTGGTATCGGGTCACCCCCTATCAATTCCGCAAACGTATCAAAGTCCACGGTACTGATAGCTTCCACACCAAAAAACGTAACAGGGGCAGGGGGGTCACTCTTGTGATTATGCGTAAACGGTATACGTAACACACGCGCTACATCAGACGTCACGGCAGGGTCGGCCTTAAACCCATCAGTATCGCACAGTTGTTTGAGACGTTCAGCTACAGGCCACCAATCGTCACGTGTAACTGCCTCTGACAAAATCCAGTATACATGCACACCACGCCCCGAGTTAATAAGAGTTGGTGTGGGTAAATTGTTACTCTTACAGAAATGTTTTAGTTCTGTAATTGCGGTCTTCTGGTCAACAAACTCTTTGTCTGGACCACAGTCTAAATCTAGGAAGAATGATTTCAACGACCTGACGTTATCTGCCTTGCGTGAACCTGCTTCTTCTAACGTGGCTAGTGCAAAGTAGGCGTCATACCCATTCGCATCAAAATCCGTAGCCGCGCTTATAACATCTTCTACAGAGGTATAGAACTTCTGCTTGACGGTGCCATCTCTTGCCGCAAATACGCAGTAATGACCATCGTCCTCTAATACTAAGTCTAAAAATCTTTTCGTTTCCATAGCCACCACTCGCCATTGTAAGGTTAACCACGGCTAAATTAATAGCCGTGGCATAGGATCGTTTAGTCGTCCCAACCTTCAACTATATTGGTTAAGTCGAGTTTTTCTTCCGATGATGCAGTCTCTGCTTTTTTTGCAGTCTTTTTTACTGGCTCATCTTCAAACATATCGTCTACGTCTGTGGTATCTTCCGCTACTTCTAGCACGTTGTTTGACTGAAATGCTTTCTTAGCAGTTTCTTCAGCTTCATTAACTTCAACAACATAGCCACCTGCTACGTTACCAAACGGATTACGCACTGATCTAGGGATGTATTTGATTACTTGCACAGCTTGCAATCGTAGGCTCACACCCCAGTTGTCTTTTGACATGTGATAAGGAACAAAGGTCACCGCAATGTTTATTGTGCTACCTGTGGTCAATTCAAAATCGTCGGGTAACGAATTACCTTGGCTGTCTAGCTCCACAGGCTTCAGTGTAACCTTACCGCTGTAAGCACCTTTTATGTTAGACGTACCTTTAAACGTACCATCGTCGTCTTTAACCAACGGTGACGCTTCCATCGTTAGCTTTTCGGGCCAAGATTTCTCTCTGTTGGCATTATACGCGCCACTCATTTGTGCGAACAATGCTTTCGCAGTGCCACTATCTGCACGAAAGTCTACAGAAAATGCAGCGTTAGTATCTCGTGGACCACAAGGCATGTGCTTGTTGGCTTTTTTATCAAACGCGTATGTCTGATTAAGTTTGGGCCATAGTGCTTCCACGTTTTCAATAATATAAATCTCTGCCATATCGTTCTCCTATCTGGCGTTATACGTCTTGGTCTGGGTTAAAATCGAACTCTAATTGCTCTTCAATTAAAGTCTCGTCCACGTCCTGCGCACTCTTTGTAAGTGCTTCAGTCACTGAGGTTTTATTAAATCGGTATGTATTCCCGATCTTGATGTACGTGGTTTTAGGGATGTGCCCCTGCCGTACCCACGCTCTTATTGTAGAAATCGACACTGCAAAGTGCTTTGCCAACTCCTCTATTTGCACAAAGGGTTCTGCCATTACTTCTTCCTAACTGAGATTACATGCTCAACATCAATGTTAAGACCTTTCGGCATAACATCTGGGTTTTCCTCTAGGAATTGTTTGACATTGGTCTGGTTCAAACGGCGGTCCAAGAACTCGG